TTGGCCATTTGGTTGGTTATTGGGTTGGTTGTTTATATTTATTTTGCCATATCTTATTGGAGGTTTTTCCGACTATTAAATTTATTGAGAACGAAGGATTATCACGTGCATTATGCTAGTGTGATTCAAGTTTTCGACTCTTGTACAAGAGCTTGTGGGTTTGTTTTGCCTAAAATCATTGAAGGATTCACTTGTCTGGTGAAAAACACGGCGAAGTTTTTCGAAGTGCAATTTCGACCAGGACAATGGGATGTTCCTTGTAAGAGGAAGCAACCTTATGACGTTTATGGCACAAACATTATGGGTGCTAGTTTTGTGATTCCTGCTGGGTGTCATCATGATCAAGCTTACGGGTCGGCCGTGAGGTTCTTGTTTGACAGGCAGTTCGAGCCTTTAGCAATGGCTAAGGTGATTGAGCATGCTAAGGAATTCACCAAGCACTTGGCTCTTGAAGGAGATTGGGTACGATACAACGATGATGAGTGGATGAGACATTTAACAGGTAAGAGAGCAGCAATGTTGAGAGAGGCTGGTGACCTGTTTTATGATGACATTCGTGTTTCAGTTCCTGTTGATATGTTTTGTAAGATGGAAGCATATTTAGGCAAGAATGAGAAATCATTTAAACCTAGAATTATTCAGGGAAGGAAGCTGGAATATCAGAAAATCGTTGGATCTTATTTTTATTCTGTATCAAAATGGCTAGCAACAATATTTCACAAATTTTCCAAACATACTTACGATAGTGGGATGAGTGCGGAAGAATTGGGAAATAGGGCTAGTTATTTATTCAGCAAATACAAGCATGTTTATGAAATTGACGTCTCAAATTGGGATGGTTCTTTACTTCCACCTTGGTTGGAGTTTGAGCGTTGGTTAATAGACACGTTTCCAGAGTTGCCCCTACAATGGAAAACTTTAAGAAAGTTGTGGACGAAGGTTGAAGCATCTGGTAAGAATGGGGTTTGGTTTAAAACTCAACATGGTCGCCGATCTGGAGACATGTGGACCTCTTGTTTCAACTCTCTAATCAACTTGATTATTGTTACTTGGATTTGCCCTGATGCCGACATTGTTGCTAAAGGTGATGACAACTTCTTTGGAACCAACCTTGATATCTCTAAGGAGCAAATAGAGAAACTATATGCTTCTATTGGTATGGTCGCCAAGGTCAAAGAATGTTTTCACATATCAGAGTTGTGTTACTGTTCCGGCAGGTTTTACCCAACTGCTTTTGGCTACAAATGGGGTGTCAGTCCTTTTAGAGTGATTGCTAAATTGGGTTTGAACCTTCACAGACATCCTGTGAAAGTCCATCAACAATTATTATACGGAATTGCTGTTTCTATGTTACCAATAGCTGGTCATGTACCTTTTATTGGAACTCTTTTGAGAAGTATAATTGTTGCAGCACAAACTGAAGGTATCATCCCAATCAATCCACAAGTGGAAGACTGGAAAACTACTAGTTCAACAGTCGACGAAATACATCCATTGGCATACAACGAGATCGCTAAAAGATGTGGCTTGTCTATAGAAGACATTGAAGTGATGGAAGAGATGGTTTCCCATAGGGATGGAAAGCCATTAACAATGTCTGATTTTCCTCTTGTACTATCAGGACGCGGCTGGTTGGATGGGTTTGTCTCTGACACCAGTGCACAAATGTCTGATATGTGGAGTCAAAACATTGAGTACCACCATGAGACGAAGAGAAATTTTCGTATTGATTGGGAAATGGTGCACAATGTTTTCTTCGCTCCAGTGTACGAAGAAATCTTGAAATACAACTTTTCTTTTGTATATTGGTTCATACCTATTGTGGAGTCGGTTTTTCTTTCGTCAAATAATTTTGGGTTACATATGTTCTTTTCATTTGTTGCCGCAAATTTGGGCTTGCCATGGGCCATTATCCTACATATGAGTTGGAATATGTATGTAGCCTGGCAAGAGCATCAACAACACCAATTGGGTTACCAGGAGAAATGGTTAAGGTCTCATTACCGTTCCTCTCAGGCTTTTGGTGTTTTCGAAGAGAACTGTTCAGTTCTATGCCTAATTGTGTGCTTCGTTAAATATAGGCTAATAGGCGGGAGACGAAAGATGTAAAAGTTTCATCATGACTTTTATTGGTAATTTATTATGATGAAGAAAGGTGTACAGAAACAAAAACAACGATCTTCGGCCAAGCCGAAGACAACAAAAACGAAGGGATCTATAGGGAGATCGCTACTGAACGCGGCTGGTTCGGCTTTGGGTGCATTGGTAGGGCCAGTGGGATCATCGCTAGGTTCGCAAGGTGCAAACTGGCTTTCAGATGTATTGGGAATGGGA